CCCGGCTTCTTGACGTGTACCGGCTCCTTGCTCGGGCGGAACAGCGTCCGTGCGCCGGTCTCGCTCTTGACCCACTTGAGGAACCTCTTGGACGGTGGGACGATCGCCTTGCCGTCTTGAAGGACGACGTTCGGCTGATTGTCGCGCCGCCGGTTCGATCGGTCGCCGCTCATGGCTCCTCCTGCGTCATGGAGAGGACGAAGGCGCGGGTGATGGCGCGAGGTGATTCTCCAGGCCCAGCCGTCCCTACCCAGTAGATATCGTCATGGTTCCAGATCGCTGCTGATGAATCATCAAGCACATCCCCTGTCATCGGGTCGATCATGCCCGTGTGGACGCTGATCTTGAACCCAGCACGCTCAAGCTGCTTGACCAACTTCCACGCCGCCGCGATGTCGTGCGCGTAGTCGGGAGGGACTTTGTACCCTTCCACGTCTGCGTTTGGGGGACACCCAAGTAGTGCCCCGAATCTCCTGTCGTAAAACACTTCACGCCACCCCGCCAACTCCGCCGCCTTGATGCGCAACTCCTCATCCGTCAGCGCCATCACTTCGTCTCGCGTCATGGCTTCTCCATCGACTCACGCGCCCGCCGGATGAACTGCCCGACACGGCGTTTGCTCGCTGGCTCGCCGTCGATCCGCGCGGTCTCCCAACGGCAGAAACGCCCGACGACTGGACCGTCTAGCGGACCGCCGTCAACGATATGCTCGTTGGGGCCTCGCTCGCGTATCTCGATGATGTCGCGTTCGACAACAAGTGTCCGCCCGCGCTTGTCAATGATTTTTTTCCGCTGAATCATGCCCCACCTCCGAGCCTAGTATATAGTAGCGGGTAGAGGGAGTCAACTAGTACGGGCTGATCGCTTCCCAGTCGTCATAGGTCACCGTCTGCCCGCTCGGTTGCGTCAGCAAAAGCGCCGTCAGCCCATGCACAGCGGCATCGAGACGATCCGGGCTCCAGTTCGCCTCTCCCGTCCAGTTCGTCATCTGGTCTTCCAGCTCTGGCAGGATCCCGACGTGATGCACGCGGCCCTGTTCGTAGAGGCTGGCAATCGGCTCGGCGCGCACGATCTTGCCGCGCATCGCATTGATCGAATGATAGGGCACATTCGGATCAAGCGTCCGCAGGTTCGCTTCCACGAGATCTCCGCCCTGGTTCACCTCCGCCACGATCGCGTCCGCCCGCCACCGATAGAACGCATCCAGCGCCCGCTTGCCCCACTCTTGCGGGCTCCACCGTCCGCTCAGATCCTCTAGCGGATAGGCATGATCTCCGCACTTGCCGACGACGATGATGCCCGTCTCGTCGGACTTCTTCGTGGCCGTCACCGCTGGGTCGATCGCCACGACGATCCGCTCCATGGCCGGGGCCTGCGTCACGCGATGTTGGTCGATGGTCTCTTGAAGCCACAATGCGCCATCTACCACGTCGAGCCACTTGCCAAGCAGGAAGCGGTCACGGGCACGCGCTGGTAAGGTTTCCAGCGTCGTCTCGATGTAGCCGGGAGGAAGATTCGCCCTGTTGTCCGTCGGATTCATCAGCATCGAGGCGTAGACATCTTGCGGCAGCGCGGCTTTCGTGATCGGATCAAGGGACTCCATGAAGAGGCGATAGGCCCAGTGGCGGCGGCTCGGCGGGTTGCAATCGTAATAGGCGCGGTTCACTAGTCCCGCGTTCTCGGCCAAGCGGGTGAGCGCCATGATGACCGCCTCGTAGGTGATCTGGCTACACTCGTTGAAGAAGATTGTCGAGTACTCCGTCCCCAGGATCTTCTCTGTCCTGTCTTTCTCGTCGAGTCCACCGATCCAGATCTCTGAGCCGTTCGGGAACGAAAGGAAGAAGTCCGCCTTGTCCCAGCGCACGGCGACCTTCGGGCAAGCCATCTCGATCACCTTGGGCAGCGAGTCGTGCCAGATGCTCGTCTTGCAGTGGTTGAAGCGGAAGCGGAGAACGAGGTGCCGCGACTTGCATTTGAGCGCCCGGACCACCATCGCGTAGAGCAGGATCAGCGACTTGCCGGAACGTGACCCGCCGTAGAGCAGGACATGCCTCGCTTGCCCTCCGAGGAGATCGACGGCCTCACGCTGCTTCGGCGTCTTCGTGAACGAAGGCATGGCCTCACGCCTTCAGGTGCTGGGAGATGAACTTTGTGGTGCCAAAAGTGACCGACTTCCATCCGCCTCGCGGTCCGTACTCTTCGTTAGATACTGGCCCGAAACGCTTCTCTGCCTTCTCGCGGGAGAGCCACTTCGTTATCAGAAACCAGGTGCCGCTTGACGTCTCGACGCTTCCGAATCGCGGCAGGATCTCAAAGAGTTGCCGAGGAATCTCTGCGGTGACTTCAAACCCCCACCCGATCGTCTCTCCGCACCATCCGTCGAATAGGCACGGCTTGTAGTCGCTCAGGTAGTTCTCATACCCTTGCGGCTTGGCGGCGCTCATAGCTTGGCGTCTTGGCTATCGAACTTGACGACGATCGGCCCACCGTCCACCCCCGTGATCTCGTGGTTGTCGCGCCAACGGAAGATGTTCTTGAGGCCGAAGATCAGGCCGACGGTGAACGTAGACGGACGGTATAGGCGCACTTCCATGTTGTGCTCGACGCGCTGTGTGGCCTCGTCGCAGACCTCGACGTAGCCCGGGCCGCGATCGCCGTTGTGGTACTCCCGCCACGCCTCACGCGACATCCCAAGCGCAACGCAGAGCCCGGACATCGTGTAGGGCTCAGGATCGGGAATGGTGACGACTTGCCCGGTCTTCGTGACGATGATCCTCTTGACTTCATCGCAGCGTGCGAAGTAGGCGTCAAGCGCCTGCTGCATGTCCTCTGGCGTCTCGTACTTCTTGCGGCTCATCGTCTCACCGTGCCGATTATACCCGATCCTCCGCGGCGCGGAACGGGCCGACGTTCGTGTAGGTGGTCGGCGTCATGTCTTCTCCCCCTCCGCGTCGCGGATCGCGGCGGCGAGCCAATCGGGAGCATAGCCCAGTCCCGCGACAAGTTCGGCGATCTCACGCAGCCGCTCTAGTGGCACGAGGCGCATTTCGGACGGCGGGAGAGAGGAGAGGGCGGAACGAGCCTTGAGAATTATGGTGTGCAGGCGCAAGGCGACACACGCTGGCGGTTCGTCTGCAGGAACACTACTCGTGTCAAGGCTCTCCAGCGCCTCTCTCAGCCGCTCGATCGTGGCGTCCTTCGCGGCAAGCTCCGCACGGTGTTGCGCTCTCTCTTCCTCAGCTAGCCGTATGTAGTCAGTCAAATCGCTCACGTCTCCTCCTTCGCAAGCAATTCCTTCTCCCGGCGCACGCAATTCTTGCAGATGCAGGACTCGTCGAACTCTCTCTCGCCGGGCCAGTGGATATTGCCCCCAATGCCACATAGCGCGTAGCAGCCATGCACAGCATCGGGGTTGAAGATACGGTGCAGCTTGGACCGCGTTGTGACGCGCCCGACATAGGCCAGCGGGAGTCTCACGTCCCCTCCTTCGCGGCGCGGATCGCCGCGGCCATGGCCCTTGCAACTCGCTGCTGGACTGAGAAGCGCACGGCATCTTCCTTTTCTCCGCGCCGCATAGCGATCTCATAATCTGCTAGCGCGTAAGCCTCTGACTCATCGCACACCTTCGCGGCCTCTTCCAGCGCCTCGCGGCGAGCCTTCTTCGCCGGGACAGCACACTGCTTTGCCCACTTGCATGATGTTGGGGTAAACACAGCGTCGAGTCTGTCACTCATCCTTCACCTCCTTCGCGGCGCGCAGCCAGGTCTCAAAAGCATTCGCCAGCCCGAACGCCTGCTCATAGCTCGGGAGCGGGCATCCGTTTTGGACGGCGCGTAGCTGTTCGATCGTCCCTTTTGCCTCTCTGAGCAGCTTCACCAGCCGCTCCTCGCGCGGACGACTGTTCCACACATTCACGTGCCCGCCGAGAGTCCCGCCGGGGCAAGCCGGGTCTTCGCAGCAGACAACCTCGCCTGTGGCGTCAAAGCCAACACACACAGGTTCCTTGCCGCAGAACGGGCACGGCTTCAGTGTCTCGCTCATCTCCCCTCCAGTAGGGCCGCCAACGCCATCTCGTTGAACATCTTTCCGGCAGCGGCCCAGGCAGCGGCCCCGGCAGCGGCCCAGGCAGCGTCCCAGGCAGCGTCCCTGGCAGCGGCCCAGGCAGCGGCCCAGGCAGCGGCCCTGGCAGCGGCCCTGGCAGCGGCCCAGGCGGCGTCTCCGGCATCGTCCCTGGCAGCGTCCCAGGCAGCGTCCCCGGCAGCGTCCCAGGCAGCGTCCCCGGCAGCGTCCCAGGCAGCGGCCCTGACAGCGTCTAGCTGCTCCTTCGTGATCTCGCCGCGCATGAATGCTCGCGCCGCCTCAACGCTGTTTCGCGGGCGTGGATCATCTGGGTACTGCTTCTCAAAGAGATGTAGCACGCCCTCCGCTTGCCGACAGGAAAACTCCACTATGACCGATTGCAGATCGACGCTTCTTAGCGGCGTGCGCTGCGTGCCAGCGTACTTGTCAATTGGGTCGCCGTGCGGGACTCCGCCCTCTCCCTCAACCTCCCACAAACGGTTCCCCGCTGCATACTGCAAAGCATCCCACGGTGTCGGGCTCCAGTGGAGACCCTGCTGGCACGGGATGGGCTCGCCGTCGAACGTGTCGGTATGCCCAATCGCTACGGGCGTCTTCTGATGCTCAGTCGTTCCGTCGTTTCGGCTGAACCAGTAGCCTCTCATCTCCCCTCCAGTAGGCGCAGGCCCTCGCTGACCTCTTCCTCCACCGTCACGCGGATGCGCTTGCCGAGCACGCCCATCGAGGCGAGCGGCAACGCCGATCCGTCAATGTCCGACTGATGAACGTCGTACTCCGTCGCCCAGACCTTCCTCCACGCCATAGCTACTCCTCTCACCTGTCTGACACCTGATAGCAGACACCTGACATCTTTTCAGAGTCAACTGAGCCGCCGCGCACGGCCTCTCCTTTGTGCCGTGTAACAGTGTTACTAGCAAAGGCAAAGCCCCTAAGAGAGAGCTTTGCTTTGCTCTCTCATCGCAAGGGAAAACGCAAAGACTTTGCCATTGCCATACCATCGTCTTCTTGCGCGTTACGCCGTTTCAACACCGCCTGAACGCAAAGGCAAGCGCACAGCTTTGCCATCGTTCTGAAAGCAAAGGCGTCTTTGCTATCGTGTCTAGCGTGCATGAGTACGTGCTTTGGATGCATTTCAGTCTCCGTCCCTTCCGGGCGCGTCTCCCTCGGCGAGAGCTGCCCAGACGCCTCGTTGCAGGCAGATGACCCGCCCCCGTCCCCGCAGGTAACTGAGGTGAGCGCGGACAACGTTCTGCTCTAGATCGAGGGCCTCCGCGATCTGTGCCGGGGACATCTTCCCGCCATCCGTGAGGCACTTCATGATGCGCGTGCCGGGGCCGCGTGCGTTCTCCATGGAAGGTAGCGCCGCCGTATCCTCACGGGTCACCGTGACGCTGTCCGGGGTGAATGTGAAGCGAAAGCCAAGGGGCCGCTCTCTCCGGCCATAGTTCATCTTCTTGTGGACGAGGCCGACGAGGATCGTGTCCTCTTCCTCTTCCTGGTCGCGGCGAATCTCCCAGAGCGAGCGCGTGAGGAACTGGAAAACGCCCGAGCCGAAGACGGACGCGCCCGCCGTGTTGGCGGTGTGCTTCGGGGCGTGCCCGATCAGTAGAGATGTCGCGCCGAATGAACGCAGAGCGGTGAATAGCTCGTTTGCCACTTGTGGGGATGACGGGTCGCCGCCCGCCGCCGGGATCAAACTGTCCACGATGATGAGATCCGGCGTTCCATTCACGCTGGCCTTGATCGCATCGATGTCCGAAAAGAGCGGGCGTGTGCAGCGGCGGTATTGGAACGGCACCGTCGGAAGCTGCATCCCTCGTTGAAGCATGTTCAAGCGTTCGCGCACTACGTCGGCAGTCCCCTCCCAGTCGAGATAGAGAAGGGATTTGAGCGGCGAGTCTACTCGCAGACCGAGCGCCTCCACCTCACGCGAATTCGAGACGGCGAGATAGGTAATGAGGAGAGCGAGATAGCTCTTTGCCGTGCCTTCCTGCCCGAATAGGATCACGGGATGATGCTTGATGAGCAGCGGCCAGAGCGCGAATCGCGTCGGCTCGACTTGTTGCCCCGCCAGGATTTCCTCTACGGGCTCACCGCCTTGGACGTAGTCCGTGACCTTGGCACAGAGAAACTCGATCATTGTGTCCCAGTTCACTTC